GATCTCTGTCATGAAATATGACAGATGCTACGGCGTTTATTGCCCATACCTCGTCAAACTGCACGCCGTGTGATTTGGCTAAACAAAAGTCAAACCAACTTTTGCCTAAGCCAACAATAGCTATAGTCTTACCATTAAGTTTTTTTATAGGTTTCATCTCTCTCTCTTTTGGTAACTTTACGTTACATTGATTCTTAACGAATCATATCTCATTTCATCTCTAGTATCTCGTCCTTCGCCGATATTTTTAAGTCGCATCAAGCTTTCTTTAAACCTTGCTTCATAAGCATTTATGTCATCAGGTGGTAATTTTAAAAATATTGCACCTTCTAATAAACAGCCATATAACAATGTATCAGGTGCATCTGTAGATAAGTACGTAGTGCCTGAGTCACTGCCTGCTGTTAAAGATGCTGGCTTTGCTAAGTAATGTAATTCAACACTGTAGTTACTATCTGGCACAGGTGCAACTTCAAAACTACCTTGGTCAAATATAGCGTAATACCTTGGTTTACCTGTTGTGGTTGTGCTACTTATATATTCTTTTATAAAAGAATTATGTTTTAAATCTAAATAATCGTATGTATTAGAACTTATTACAGCTAATGAAAACGGTGCTAAAAAGTCGTTAGGCGTAGCTAAAAAACGATTACTACTCGTGACATTACCTTGCACGTTTTTTCTTTGGTCAGGCAACTGAACGCTTTTAAGTATTCTTTCTTCTGCTTGTAAAATAAAATTATTTAAATTATTAACAAAAGTTGTTTCGTCTGTTTCTAAATAATCTTGTACTGCCGTTTTTAATGTAGATAACGTGAAACTCATGATGTAGTAATTGTAACTGTACCCAATGCACTTGTCATGCTATCAGGTGTCGTAATTTTTGTTCCGATAATACCAAGGTCAAAGTTTGTATAAACAGTAAAAATTGTTGGAGATACGCTTATATCAGGTCTTGGCTCTCTTACAGCTTGTGGGTCTACCTTGTTTGTTCTAGGTTCTAGTTGCGGGTGCTTAGGCTCGTAACACTCAGGACAAGTTTTTAAACCATTCCATTCCTTACGTAGTTCACGCAAATAATATCTAAAACCACATCTGTCGCAGATAGCGTAAGGATTTTTGTTAGATGCAAAAGCCATTATGCAATATTGTAATGCGATACATCAGGTGTAATTTTTACTGAAGCTCTATCCTCATCTGATGCTAGCGCCCTTTGGAACTCTTCATCGTATATTGCTTTCAACATAGCTGTTTTCTCAGGACTTTTTTTGATTGACAAATAGTATGCTAAACCAGCAGCCAAACAAGGATAAAATCTAAAAGGCATTTGTAACGTATCTGTGGCCGCGTCTACATCATCCATGCGTGTAAGCACGTTCATGTGTACTGTATAAGTTGTTGATTTATCAGGAGTTGGATAGACGCTTATGGTTGGGTTTATTTGTTTATCAATAAAAAACTGTAAAGGTTTGCCTGTGGTTGATTTATTAGGTATAGATGCATATTCGCTTCTTGATAATCTAGTCATTTGTAAATCAGAGTTTTCTGTGTTTATTGTTTGCCTTACAAAAGCATCTAATACGTCTATTGGCGCACTTGCAACACTAGAATCAACGTTATACGTAGTTGTGTCTTTGACCATGGTTACAGTCTTTTCTTGTATAGTCCATTGATTTAGACCTCTGTTAGCCCATTCTGCTAACAATAAGTTAAGACTTCTTCTTGCAGTGCGTAGGTCGTAAGCAGTTCGTAGCTCTAAGCCACATCTTTCAAACGCTTCTTCGACATAGTCGGCAACGTCTAATTCAAAATTTTTAGAACCTGATACTGCCATTTATTTATTTTTTAAGCTTTCCGCCTCGTCCTAGCTTTTTAACACCCGACTTACCTGCCATACCACCTTGTTTCATTTTGAGCTTGCCACCTCTACCTAGTTTTTTAACACCTGATTTACCAGCCATGCCGCCTTGTTTCATTTTAAGCTTGCCGCCTCTACCAAGTTTTTTAACACCAGCTTTACCGCCACCCATCATTTTCTTTACGCCTGATTTAGGGTTGCCTTCCATATCAACCTTAACCACGCCTGATTTAGGTGTAGCACCACCGCCTGCCATTTTAATAACGCCACCGTCTTTCATAGACTTAGCTATTTCTTTTTTATCGGCTGGCGACAAACTGCCTACTAATTTTTTTAAGCCTTTTAGTTTATTTTTCACTATTTACTCCTTCGTTTCAAAATATCTTGGAAATCTTTTTTATCCCAATCTTTATAATACCCTATTTTTTCTAATGTTTCAGATGCTTTGTTTAATTCATCTAATTTTTGCATAAAAACCATATTATAACTTTCATCAAAATGTGGCTCAAAATGCTCTTGGTCTACCACAACCTTTTCATCATGTTGTTGATGAAAACCCATGACCCACAAGTTTTCACTATTAACGAAAGCGTTTAACATGGCTATTCTACTATCAAAAGTAAACATGTCTAAATCCATGTTTGTATCACAATAAATAATAACATCTTTATCTGTAGGAAAATTTTTTGTTATATCTACTAGGTCAGTCCAATGTAAACATTTTGACAACATTACGTCTACTCTATTGTTCTCCCATGTTTTTTTTGCATAAGGACATACAGGTTTTTCTGTTTCTAATACTTCTTTAGACCAATCTCTAACCTCTTGTCTTATAAGCTGTTGACTAATCATTTTTTCTTTTTTACAAATGTTTTTACGTTTGTAGGCTTGCCACCAACACCTTGCTTTCTTGCTCTTTTTCTTTTTACAGCAGAACGCTTTTGTGCTTTAGTCATACGATTAGCAACCCTTTTAGGCACGCACTTAGGATATTTTCTTTTTGAACCTTTGGCTTTTTTTCTACCACACTTTTCATGGCCACCACCTTTCTTTTTTGAGCCAATATCAACCCAATCTTCGGCAAACCATTTAGTGAGTCCTTTCATTACCTACCACGCATTTTTGTTTTCTTTCTTCTGTTTTGCATAATTGCACCACAACCTTTTGCTATAAAGCCACCATTTTTGGCGTGTACAACGCCACCCATGGCTTTACCTTTTGCACCTTTATACTTACCACCACGTTTTTTGTATGTTCTTACAAGCCATGCGTTAGCGTATGCACTAGGATATACGTCAAACTTTCTTTTAGCCTCAGCCTTGACTCTTGCGTATAAGCTTGGGTTAGCAACATTGCTTGGTATTTTTGATTTCTTTTTAGCTTTACCACCTTTTTTAAGATTTAAAGTTTCTAAAGTTTTGGCCTGTTTGGCGTGTGTGTTACTAGCTTTTTTTAAGGCCTTAGATACTTTGTTAATTTTATTTTTTACTTTCTTTTTGACAAACATTTTACTACCTTCTTTTTTTTCTTTTTCGTTTAATTTTAGCTTTACTTAAAGCAATAGCCACAGCCTGTTTTTGTGGTCTACCTTCTTTTTTTAACAATCTTATGTTCTTACTTATTGCTTTACGACTTTTACCTTTAGCTAATGGCATTTAACACTTCCACCTGCGTCTTGCTTGTCGTATGCGTGAGTTTGGATTGTTTCTGACTTTTGCTGAACTTTTTTTAAGCTGTCCTAAAGACCTTGCACAAAAAGATTTACGTCTTTTTGCAGCTTTACTACCTTTTTTAACTTTACCCGTAACTGCTGTTTTTAGTTTAGAACCGGGATTTGCTTTTCTATATGCAGCTACTCCCTTTTTGGTCATACCTGCACCTGCTTTGGTAGGGCGATAATTACCGCCCTTACCAATAGTTCTTCTGATAGCTTTAGCTTTTTTTCTAGGTTTTGCTTTAGCTTTTGCCATTCATCTAATAATTCTTAGTCAATACAAGAATTATAGAGTAAGTGTCGCCACTAGAATGACCCTTGGTTGTAAAGTCAATATCACCTGTAACACCGCTACCCGCATTATTAGGTATGCCTGTAAACAAGTCATAATACTCATCACCTGTGCTATCTGCTGGTAAACCTATAGCAAGCACGTTAGAAGTTGCATCAAACTCTATATTTACTCCCATACCTGCACATGCCCAGTAGATTCTTGTTATAGAAACAGAGGTACATGCTTCACCTTTATCATTTTTTTCTAAAGCTGATACATCTACTTTCTTTACTGCGCTTTCGCCTGTGCCATCTGATACGTTAGTAAACTTCAAAATAGCCGTTCTTTGGCCATCCTGTATGGTTTGTGAAGTTACTGCGTCTGCCATAATTTACTCCTATTATGCGTCAGCAAATGGTGTAACTATAGTGCCTGAGCCTAAGATAATGCCCTCTACAGCATATTTAGCCGAAGCCATAGCAGTCACTTTAACAATACTGCCTGCTAGTCCACCCTTTGTAGAACCGTTCATTGTGATTACATCGTTAGATGCAGCTGAGATAAATACTTTACCTGAGGCATCATCTTTACCTGTATATAAACCACCAACAAACTTATCTGTTCCATCTGTTTTAATATCCATATCTGTAGCTGCTGTCTCTACTACAAAGAAGAAAGTAGCTCCAAGGTTATTGAGTTGATTAGGGTCGGTGTTGTCACCGGGGTCAGTTGTTACAATGCTTGGCAAAGTAAATTTACCGTCTGCATCGTTACAAGTTAATATTTTGCCAGAGTGTGCTGCAACTGTAAGTGTTGTATCTGCTGTTAAGCTCACCACATTTGCATTACCTGCTGAGATAAATCCTGCTAATGATTTTACAGGACCACTGAATGTGCTTAGTGCCATAATTTTTCTCCCGAAAAATAAGTTCTATTATCTTGGCTTGTCTGCTAGGTCAGTTAATAGAACAAGTTAATAAATCCTAGAATTTGATTGTATATTA